GATTAAAAACCATGATTGAAAATTCAAAAATGACTGTGCATTCTAAACCCTTTATATCAGAACTTAAAAACTATGTTGCAACAGGCAGTAGTTATAAAGCAAAGCTAGGACAAACAGACGATCTTATAAGTGCCACTTTATTAGCACTTAGAATGATGGCAGTACTCAAAGATTGGGATCCAAGAATATACGACACATTTAATCAAGCCGAATCTGACGATGATTACGAACCACCAATGCCTATCTTTATATCAACCAACTATTGATAAATACTAATATGAAAAACTTAGATAATGTCAGTCAAGATTTGTTTAACAAAATTCGCGGTAAATTCCATAATGTGACAATAGGAGATCAGGATGGAAATATTACTAACGAACCATCTTTGGCTAGATATTTTGATTTTTCTTTTAAGACTGAAGGACGCGACTTAGGCAAAGTTAGTGTAAGTGTCGCCGAAGACGAAGGTGTAATAGTCATGTATAGTAACGATTTAGTTACTAACGAAAACAGTATGGTCAAAGATCAATGGTACTCATTTTTGAAAGAATTAAGAGTTTTTGCCAAAAAAAGATTACTCAACTTTAACACACGCAATATAACAAAGTCAAACTTAAATAAAAGAGATTACAAGTTTTTAGCAACAAATAGATCTGGAGAGGATAAAATGAACGAGTCAAAGTTGTACGGAACTAGCCGTGTAAGTTATCAAGATATAGATAACGCTAGGCTGGTAATTAAGCACACAGAAAGTGTGAATGCAGAATTAGCAACAGGTAGAACACAGAAAATTGGTTCTATTTTTGTTGACAACGCACAAGGAGAAAGATTTAAGTATCCTTACAAACATCTAGCAGGTGCTAGAGCAATGGCTCGTCATGTAGCAGAAGGTGGCAATCCCCATGATGATTTTGGTAAGCATATTGTAGGACTATCAGAAGAACTTGCTAAGTTACGCAAGTTTAAGAACTACATGGGTCGTTCAGCTGTAATGGCAGAAAGCCTTGCAGATTATATGGATGTTGTAAAAGAAAGAGTTGCTACTGTTAAAAAGACAATCGAATCTCTCCAGAAAAAGTCTTTTTATTCAGAAGCATTTGAATCTTTTGAAGCACCAGTACTAGAAGAAGTTCCTGCCGACGTTGCTGAAAATTGGATTGACGAATTAACTATTCGTCAGTTTAACGAAGAACTCAAAGATGTATTCCCTTACATATACAAACTGGTAAGCGAAGCAACAAAGGCACGTGAGTTAGGACCTTTAGATTTAGAAGGTTACAGTGTTTACGAAGGCGAAGATAAAAAGTGCTCTTGCTGCGGAGATACACCTTGCTCATGTGACGAATCTTGTCCAGAATGTGGCGGCAAGGGAATGTATGAAACTGTAAAATCTACAGCGCCGGAAGAAGCAGAACTAGAATCAGCATTTGATAAAATAATGGGTCAGTTTGCCGAAGGTGCAGGTGAATACAGTTATACATTAGAATATAACGGTGAAGAAAATGGTTATGCAAAACATAAACTCACTATTACATCTCCAGAAGGAAAAAGCAAAGTAGTTGCTGATGACTTTACATACTTTGATACTGAAGACCCAGAAGAACTACAAGCAGAATTAGAATCTTGGTTCCATAAAGGACACGGTGTAGGCGACGAACAAGCCCCGGAAGAAAGTGCTCCATATGGCGAACCAAGCCAGCAAGCGCAAGCAAAAATGGACATGGAAGCTGCCTATGAAAAAGGTGGTGAAGACGCATTAGCAAAAGAAATGGGACTAAGCCCAGAAGAATTAGATCAAGAAATTAATGACTGTGCTAGAGAAAATGGCTTACACCCAGACGATGACAGGGACGAATGTATTGGTATGGTAATTGATGATACAATCGATAACGCAGACTGGGATTCGTATGAAGGCAAAAAGAAAGATCACGACGGTGACGGCGATATTGATTCAGACGATTACATGAAAGCAAAAGACATTGCTATTAAGAAAGCAATGGGCAAAGAAAAGGAACTAAAAGACGAAAAGACCCCAATAGGCGAATTTATACTAAGTCATTTTGATAAAGAAACCGGCGAGTTTCCAAAAGGCGAAACAGCAGTATTAACTATGGTTGAAAAAGACTATGGTGAAAAATTCATTGAACCAGCAAAGCAGTTCATTGAAAGAATCTATCAAACTTGTGAAGAATTTGAAATGACTCAAAATCCACAGCAAATGGAAACAGACACAGAGTTTGATAGAATGAGAGAATTAGCAGGTTTACGTTAATTCAAAAAAAGTCAAGAAAAACGCTTGACTTTATAAATATATGAGTGTAGTATAATACTGTGCTACACTTATTTAGGCACAAAGACATAGGCATATTATAGGAGGCAAAACTATGGCATCTTTAGCAGAAATCAGAGCAAAACTGAAAGAACAAGAATCACGCACAGGTGGTTCTCAAAGCACCGGCGGGGACAACGCAATTTACCCATTTTGGAACATGAAAGAAGGCGAGAGTTCTACTCTACGTTTCCTTCCTGATGGGGATGAAAACAACACTTTCTTCTGGCAAGAACGTTTGATGATCAAACTTCCATTTGCTGGGGTGAAAGGTGAGACTGACTCTCGTCCAGTTCAAGTACAAGTACCATGTATGGAAATGTATGGCGAAACTTGTCCAATCTTGAGCGAAGTACGTGGTTGGTTTAAAGATCCTTCACTAGAAGATATGGGTCGTAAGTATTGGAAAAAGCGTTCATACATTTTCCAAGGCTTTGTGACTGATAATCCTTTAAGCGAAGATACAACTCCAGAGAATCCTATTCGTAGGTTTATTATTGGTCCGCAGATTTTCCAAATCATTAAGGCCGCATTAATGGACCCCGATATGGAAGAACTGCCAACAGATTACACAGCAGGTGTAGATTTCCGTCTTAACAAAACTTCAAAAGGCGGTTATGCAGATTATTCAACATCTAACTGGGCTCGTAGAGAGCGTCCATTGACAGATGCTGAAATGAATGCAGTTAATACACACGGCTTGTTTAATATGTCAGATTTCCTTCCTAAAAAGCCAACTGAGGTTGAAGTGAAGGTCATTAAAGAAATGTTTGAAGCATCAGTAGACGGGGAAGCATATGACATGGAGAAATTCGGTCAGTACTTCCGTCCAGCAGGCATGGCTCAGCGTACAGGTGATCCTAATACGCCGGCAGCAAGTACACCTGCACCAAAAGCAGAGGCAGCACCTGCTCCAGTAGCAGAGGCAGCACCAGAAGCAACTCCAGCACCAGCGGCTGAAGCGGCTCCTGCAGAAGGTGGCAATGCTCAAGACATTCTAGCAATGATTAGATCACGTCAAGCACAATAATATATTATGGCAGCTATTAACGAAACCGAAGCAGAGATTCACGGTTTACCTGTCAACACTTCAAAAGTTAATAGTTGCCACGCTTTTTAGATTAGGAGAATAATATGGCGACTAAAGCATTCGATCCGTCAAAGTTTAGAACAACTTTGACAAAATCAATTCAAGGCATGAGTGCCGGTTTTAACGATCCAACTGATTGGGTTTCGACTGGTAATTATGCTCTTAACTATCTTATCTCAGGAGAGTTCAACAAAGGCGTTCCGCTTGGTAAGGTAACAGTATTTGCTGGAGAATCAGGTTCTGGTAAATCTTATTTCTGTGCTGGTAACATTGTTAAACACGCACAAGATCAAGGCATCTTTGTAGTTCTTATTGATTCAGAGAACGCACTTGACGAAGAGTGGTTACAACGTCTCGATGTTGATACATCAGAAGACAAACTGCTTAAACTCAATATGTCAATGATTGATGACGTAGCAAAGACTATTTCAACATTCATGAAAGATTATAAAGAAATGAATGAAGAAGAGCGTCCTAAAGTATTGTTTGTAGTTGACTCACTAGGTATGTTGTTAACCCCAACTGATGTTGATCAGTTTGATAAGGGTGACTTAAAAGGTGATATGGGCCGTAAGCCTAAAGCACTAACAGCACTTGTACGTAACTCAGTCAATATGTTTGGCTCGCACAACGTAGGCTTAGTGTGTACAAACCATACTTATGCTTCACAGGATATGTTTGATCCAGATGATAAAATAAGTGGCGGACAGGGCTTTATATACGCTTCTAGCATAGTTGTAGCAATGAAGAAGCTCAAGCTCAAAGAAGACGAAGATGGTAAGAAAACATCTGAAGTACACGGTATTAGAGCAGCCTGTAAAGTAATGAAAACAAGATACGCAAAACCTTTCGAAGGTGTACAAGTTAAGATTCCATACGAAACTGGTATGAATCCTTACAGTGGACTTGTTGAATTATTTGAAAAGAAAGGCGTAATAGTACAGCAAGGTAATAGACTAAAGTATATCGACAGCAACGGCGAAGAACACCTAGCATATCGTAAAGATTGGAATGGTGAAATGCTAGATATGGTTATGTCTGATTATGAACAAAAATTACTCAACGAGGTAAATATCGATATGGCGACTGATGAAGACGTCATAGAAATAGAGGAACCAGTTGAGGAATAATTAATGGATGAAAATCAAATTGCAGACTTTTGGAATCTGTTTAAAGAGTATATTGATAAAAAACAAATTGAACTTGCAGCCGAATCATTTGTTGATCTGCTTGCAGATTATGGTGTAGAAGATGATACACTTATCAATGCGTTAAGCTCAGACAGATACTTGGATAATGCAATAAATTATTATTTAGATATTGATGTTAATTATGAAGATAGAGACGACGAGGACTGGTAATGGGGTGGTATAGCGAGATATCAAGAGATATTTCCAAAATTCCAGATGCTGTACAACACTTTGAAGCTGAGCTTATTGATGCTCGTAAAGAAGTAAAACTACAAGGAAATGTAGAAAGAGCAGCAGCCGAAATGCCAGGAATTGTCGAACATCGGTTTAATCAGCTTCAAGAAATTGAAGCAATCTTAAACTATCTAAACATAGAGCTACGTAGATTGCGTAGCTCTTATTTCAAAAAATATCTAGAAAATTATCAACGAGCTCTGTCAAGCCGCGACGTTGAAAAATACGTCGACGGTGAGGCAGACGTTGTTGACTACGAAAAGATCATCAACGAGTTTGCACTAATGCGTAACAAGTGGTTAGGACTGCTTAAAGGTCTTGACCAAAAACAATGGCAAATTACTAACGTAGTTAAATTACGTGTAGCTGGAATGGAAGATGCTACATTATGACAGTAAGTGCTATAGTACCTATAAAATTAAATTCAAGAAGATTACCTAATAAAAACTTTTTAATTTTAGGCGACAAAATATTGTCAACTTATATTTTTGAAACTCTTTTAAAATGTGACAGTATAGACAACGTATATTGCTATTGTAGTAATAGTAAAATATTAGAGTTATTGCCCGAAGGTGTAAAGCATTTGCCAAGACCTGAATATCTTGATCAAGATACTATCCAAGCAAATGAGCTTTTTAGATATGCAATTGAAAAAGTAGATTCAGAATATGTTGTAATAAGTCACGCCACTGGTCCGTTTGTAACTGAAGAATCAATTGAAAGAGTTGTCGTGTCAGTTGTAAAGATGGGTTATGACTGTTCTTTTGCTGTTGAAAAACACAAAACGTATGCTTGGTATATGGGAAGACCATTAAACTATTCTCCATTCCACACAGCACAGACGCAAAATTTAAACCCTGTTTATACAGAAACAAGTGGGTTTTACGTTTTCAAAAAACAAGATTATTTAGAAACTAATAGTAGAATTAATGGAAAGCCTTATTTTGTCGAAGTAGACAAACGCGAATCTGTAGATATAGATGAAGCAAGTGATTTTAATCTTGCTAGTCAATTATTAGATTTTGATCCTAGTAAAAATTATTTTGATAATACAAACTTCTTTATAAATTACACACAAGATACAAATACTATACATCACGTATGTTTTGATCTAGACGGTTGTTTGATTGACAGTATACCTGTAATGAAACTTGCCTGGGAAGAAGCAATGGAACAAACAGGTGGATTTACAAGTTTTGATTCGTATGCGGAACTGATAGGTCTACCGTTTTTTGTAATACTTGAACAATTAAACATTGACAAGACGCATCATCAAAAAATCAAAGAAATTTTTGATAAGGTTAGTGTCGAAAATTTAAATAATGTAGTTGTTTTTGATGAAATAGTTGAATCGTTAGAAAGGTTACAAAAGAATAAAATTAAATTATCAGTAGCAACGTCAAAGCCTAAGGAACGCACTCACTTAATATTGTCTACACTATTTCCGACTATTAAGTTTGATAGTATTACAACTCCAGAAAGTGTCA